TAGTAAACTTTCTTTTACGGTGTAGTCTACTTTAAGCAATTTTTTTGAAAGTTCGTGTTGTAGTAAACTTTCTTTCACTGTGTAGTCCACTTTAAGGGATCTTGCAACTGGTAATGATTTTGTAAGAGAGACGTTGTGTGTGGATGGTAAGATTTCTTTATCCAAATCATATTCACCTTGAATATCATCCACTTCACCTTCACCATCAAATCCAATTAATATTGTACTTTCTTTTACACCATATGTTGCAAAAACATTGACGGGTGCAGACAATTCATTTAAAGGTATGCTGTTATTTGGATTTCCATTTATGTTTCTGCCTATACCACCGACTTTTGATCTTTCAAGAACATTGGGTTGAATGACAACACCCAATATTGGATTACTTCTCGCCGGTAGTGTTTGACGTATTTGGTCAAATACACTAAAATCAAAAACAGATATGAGTTTTAAGTAAGCAGTAAAATCATTCTTATTTGCATATTTTTTCCAATAATCTCTTGCCAACCATTTCAAGTTTGGATACTGATCTTTCTTAATATTCCCATACTCACCAATATAATCATCAAGCTGAACATATCCCAAACTCTCATAGATGTCTTCATTTATTACGTCCTGTGGTGAGAACGCAATCATCAATTTATCCGAGTCATTTGAGTATGTGTCAAATGCAGATACTTCTGCACTTCTATCTTTACTCAAAGAGCCAATCAATGAACCAGAATCTATTCTAACTTTTTCTGCATATGGTGTGTTGTTTGCCAATGTAGCAACTTCCATATTGTAAGTTTCTGTTATTGATTCAAAAGATTCGGAAGTAAATCCATTAAATGTTGCAAGTTTTGGTGAGATTTCAAATCTTGTTTGATTTTGATTTGGATGGGAACTTGATATACTTGTTGTTACCGCAACATTAAACTTTTGCCAGAACTTAAATTGTGCCTGTAAATCATAGAATGATGAAGTTTCAGTATTACCATTGTAAGATCTTGGTGCAAGTACGTGGTTGTTAAATGAACTTGTACTTAAAATATTTGACCAATATCTTAATTCAAATACTGAACCAGATAGTATATTACTCGTTTGTGGGTTTGAACCAGACCCAATAAAAAGTGTACCACTAGAAACCCATGCTCTATTTTTATTTGGCTCAGTTCCACCATTAATACTAACACTAGCAGAACGTTCAACTGCAATCTTTCCATACTTTGAAGTTTTAAGTGTAAGTTCATATGTCTGATTTGTAGAAGTTAAATCACTATCAGCACTTCTTCTCAATAATATATTGAGAGGAACATCATCATACATAAACTCATCTGTAATAGATGCAGATTTATATGTTGTTCCGTCACCAATATAAAAAGTGACACTTCCCTTTTCTACATCAGTACCATTCTTATTTACAGTAACGAACCAGTCAACACGAGAACCCGAATTCTTTTGTAAAAGTGTTTGATGTGGATCTGATCCATAGCTATAAGTTTCTTCTGGTTCCATTTTCCAACGGAAAGAAATGGCATCTGGATATTTAAATGAACCTGTTGCGTCATTTACCCTTTGCCATGGTACAGATATATAACTTTGTGTTGGTGGAACTGGGTATGACCCTTTAAAATTTAAATAGTGGGTGTGCTTTTCCCATTCTGCTCTTGGAATTAAACCCAAATCAGCATTATCTGGTCCACCAAATTCACGTATCGTTAAAAGAGTTTGTGGAATACCATACGCAGCAAGGAGAGCTTTTACACCACGAGCAGTTCCCTTTGTTTTATATATGTAAGGGAGATTGTTGAAAATTCTTCTCCAAACTTCTTTCGTTCTTTCTTCATATGATTTAGTAAGATATTTATTCGTGGTTGTTTTTCCTGTCCAAATAGGATCACCACTTCCACTTATACCAAATGCATATTCCCAAAGATCTTTTGCCTGTGTTCCGTGGGATAGTGTCCATCCGAGATTTCGTGTTGCTTCATAAATAAGATCTTGTGATAAACCATCTTTTGGGTGCTCTTCTCGTAAGTTCTTTTTAAGAATGTGATCGGTGTAGAGATACATGATGTCAAAGTGTTGACCTATCATGTTAACGAATGTTGTAAATTGTTCGTTATCTCCACTATCTCTCAAATGTTCAGGTATTGCCTTGTTAAGTGAATTGTAATTTTTTAAATCATAATTTATTGACTTTGTAATAAGATCATTGTACCAAGTGGTAACTTCCAAAGAACTACTTGGATATAAATTAGATTTTCCTTCTTTCGTTGCAATAGTATAATTACTACCAGTTACCAAATATTTAGGGTATGGTGTAATTGATGCAGTCGCCTGTGATGTATAATAATTACTAGCAGTTGTTTCGTAATATAACCATTTTTCAAAGTTATCAAACCCACTTATAGCTTTATCACGCAAAGAAGTAATTTTAATCTTGTTTGATGAGATAGAACCAGTAAATGTATTTAACAATGCTAACTGATTGCTATACGACTCAACCAATTCAACTTTATAAACAAAATTATCTACCCTTTCCTCGGCTGAAGAATAAAATATAAAGTTTTCAAATTCTCTGTAATTTACATTTAATTGTACCGGCGAATTACTTGATGAAATATATCGATCAAGTATTTCCTGTGATGTCTGTACATTTGAAGAAAGTATTTCGTTCCATGATTTATATTCAGTTTCACCCGATGTCCAATAATCATAATCTACTTCAAAGTTTGGTCCTTTAAGAGTAGGTAGTTCTGTTCTTATTTCTTCTGGTACGTGTTGTATCGTGTCTATGAATGGTTTAAATAATTGTTCTTGAATCCAACATTCAAAATACAAATCTAGATCGGCTGGAAGACCTTCATACAATTTTATGAAAAAACTAAATCTACTACCATCTGAGATTAAGTTTATTACATCTATAATTTTATTTTCACCAAAGTTGATAACTACATTTGGTAGTATCTCTTTTGCCTTTAAGTATGAAAGAACAAAATCAGCAAGAATTTTTTGATCTTCTTGTGGTGTTCTATTTATAAGAGTTAATTCTAATTCTGTTCTATCAGATGATATTTTAGATATAAACATTTTTGGAGCATCGTGTGCACCAATTATGTTTTTAAAGAAATTGTAAACTACTTTATATGTTCCTGCTGGATTTTCACTTTTCTTAAAATCTTTGTGTAAATCAAGTGATATAACAGGAACAGATGAACCTGGTAGTGGATCTTCCAATCTCCAAGTATCTGTATTATATAAAGAACTAAGATATGCACCATTAGGTAAAAACGTATGGAATTCTACAACACCAGTTTGTTTGTCTATTGCAGGTACAAGTGGTGGTGTTTTTTTTAAAAGTTTCAAATCATCCAATGACCGTCTAACACCTCTAATCGGAAGATTGGTGTTTAAAATATCATCAATATTTTTGTATTCAAAGTTTGCCATATTATATGTTGACGCCCAAGGACGGGTTTTGAATGATTGCTGGATTGGAAACACCAAATGCTGGTACTGGGATTGTTGTTATAGTAACGTTCGGTAACAGGGGTGGTTTAGATGCCCTTAACGATGTAATTGTTGATTGTAGTGCCGCTATTTGTGACTTCAATGCAGTAATTTCTGCATTTTGTGCCGCATTTATATTATTGATTTGATTTGCAACATTTGATTCAAGTTCAGATAATGTAGTTGTAATAGTTTCATTCAATTGGTTGATTGACTCATCTTTCTGTATAATTTCATCGTCTTTCTTCAAATTATCAAAAGCGATACTATCAATAAATGCCTCGTTTTCTATCTGTGCATCAACATAAGATTTAACTTCTTGTTGTTTTATTTCTATAATGTCTTCAAGTCGTTGAATCTTTACATTTAGACCTGTAATAGAGTTTTCATTTTCTATTGTAATCTTTGTTAGATCTGTTAAAAATGCATCAATATCTGTAACATTTGCAAGTTTTGTTAAAAGATTTACTTCGGCCGATGATGCTTCTGGAAGTGATTCAAAATTTCTATTAACAACGTAATCAAAATCCTTAAAGTAAAATCTTTCATCTAACACAGGAATTCTATATCTACCAGAGTTCTTATACATGTTTTGAAATGTTATTGCCCTTTCAGACTCGTCTCTCAGATTTTTATCAAAGTTTATGGAACCCTCTTCGTTTATAGTTACCGCATTTTTTCTTTCTATTAAAGACTCAAGAAGTGTTTTTAATTCATCCGATGGTAAAACTCCATTTGAAGAACCAGTTTGATCTATTAATTTTCTAACAATGTAATAATCAAAAGTGTCCAGATTATACCGAGATACACTTTCCAATGTATTTTGAATAACTGTAATATCAGACGAATTAGTTGACAATAACTTTTTAATTTTATTTTGTTCTTCTATGTAATTCCTGACAACATCGTATTCATAAGATTGCTTAAATGATTTTAATCTTTCCAGTAATGTTGCTCCGGCTGCATTCTTAGATACTTTTCTTAAAACAACCGAGTGTGATTTAAAAAAGTCATAAAATTTTTGAACCGTATCAAACGTTATGTTTTCATACGTTTCTAATATTGACTCCGCCTGTGATGGGTCTATATCTTCAAGAAAAAGAAACTCAACTAAGTTGATCATCTGATTACCTTGAAGTAATAATTGTTATCAAACATCTGAACTGTATTACCACCCGATGTTTCTGTTTTTACCACTACGCGATAAAATCGTTCAGGTTGGAATGAGCTCATCCAAAGATTGAAATAATTACCAGTCGAGTCACAACTTAGTTTTGAACCGGTTGTGTTAAAAGGCAATACAATTTCATCCGTGTGTGCATCTCTTATTTCATAATAAGAAGATGTTGGTAGGTAATAATTTTTAGTATAGTATGATTGTGTTGTGTATGTTTTTTGTGGATATCTTGTATTCGCAACAACACGTATTTTTGCTTGTTCATCTTGTGAATAATATTTTTTTAGTTTTACATTTACAACAAGATTCTCATCACTTATTTGTGTTAAACTTCCTGTTATAAAAACAGAATCATCCCATATTGCGTGTAATCTTGGAACATATATAGTATTACTATCAGTTCCAAAAAATTTAAGCGAATGAACTGTTTCATTTGATTGTTCAGTTTCATCATCAAACTTTAAAATAAAACCATCGTTATCAAATCTACCAGAACCAGTTATCCATTTTTTAACAATTGAAGTTACGTTCATATAGATGTCGGCAGATTCAAAAGAAAAAGATTGCGTGCATTCTGAACCAGCAAACGTCCACCAAGTACCACCACCGTCAGCTGAAAGATATGATGATGTAACATCTGCGGACAAATTTACACCAAAAAGAGCATTAGCATCAACCCACAAATCAGAAACTTCGTCCCATTCAAAACTAGATGTCACTGGGGGTACATTCCATTCCGTCCCTACTGATTTTGAAGTTCTAAATTTCCATGATGCACCATCCGTCGTTATTGGATCATTGTAATATCTACCCGATCCGTTAATCCATGATGAACTTAAAGGAAACGCATACACCTCGTATTCTTGTGGTATTTCTTTTACCTCGGCGGCTCTAAGAGACAGATAATAACTTGCACTTCCTGACTTTATTTTTCCAGAATTTACTCTCGCTTCTATATCAGAAGTGTTAAACTTTATAAGTATTCTACTATTGTACTTTGATGAAGTACCAACTAGTTGATGTGAAAGTTCTAAAATTTGATCAAAACCCGTATTTAAGGATTCCGTTCTTTCATAGATCGTAGCATCTTTTTGAGCATATATAGTGTATATCATCCGAAAGCCCTCACTCTACCAATTATGTCATTGTCATAATACTTTATTTCAAAAACAGATGGGTCAAGAGATGGGAATATTATCCCATCTTTTGTTGCCTGTTGTAAATTGTATGCGTTTGAAGAATAACCAAGTGATGGGTCTGTTTGATTTGTAAACTTTACATCAACAACAGTTTGAACACCCTCCACTTTGTCAAGTTCTGTATATACATTACTAATCACAATAGGTTGATTAATCTGCCATTTTTTGATATCAAAGTATTTCTTCAATCTATCAATACAACGAAGAATGACTTGATTTCCGTTTTGATCTGGCATTGATATAATATCAAATTCAATTCCTATGTTTATAATGTAAGCATCTTTAATGTTGATTGCATCTGTAAGCATTCTATGATACCCAAGATATGTCTTTAAGTTATCTTTTGTAGCATCATTTATTCTTGTTAGCTTACCGTCAGCATCGTATCCAAGAACATAAAAATTCAAGGCCAATGGATTTGAAATACGATCACTATTGTATATAGATTCTCTTGTTAATTGGTCATCTTTCGTTATATATGCTTTTGCAATAGAACCATATTTTTGCGGTAAACTGTAAGCACGGATTATATAGTCCTCTTTTGTTACAGCACGATTTTGTGAAGCAAAGTATGCAAGTGCATTCTGACGAATTTCATTTATCTCTTCACCTTCTTTACCACCCGTTGCGGGTTCTGGGTTTGTTATGGCCAAACTACCAATTGTCTGATTATATATGGTTTTATTAAGACCAGTTTCATCTAGTAAAATTGTTCTCGAAATAATTCTGTTTATAGTGTCACTTGGAACGTTATCTTTTATACCACCACCAACAGTGTAATAAACATTTAATGTTGTGTTGTTCGGTGCAAGTCCATATGTTTTTGTATATAAGAAGTTTGAAGGATCTATGTCCAAAGATGCAGCTGATTCTATTCCTGTCAATGATGATCCTACCAAATCTGGATTAGGGATTAGTAATTCATCATCTAAGTTTGATACACCTGCACCAAATTGTATTTCCATTACACCGTTTGCAGTTTGTCTTGTTATAAATCGTCTTGATATTTTTCTCAACTTTAACAAGTAAGGTGTTTCATTCCTATGAGTTGAAAGTTCTCTATCATTTCTAGCAATATTTGCAGTTGGTTCAAAAATTGTATCCTGTGCAAGGTATGGAACATGATACCATTTATTAGCATCAGAATCAATTGCATAAAGCACATCAATTATATTGTTATCTTCTAAATTGACCTTATCATAAGGTTTTGGATCGGCAAAATCATATTCGATCTTTTTAACTACACCCGAAACTGCATTTACAGATTTCTTCAAAAGATAATATGTTGGTTCTTTTGTTGAAGTATTATATTCAAAAACAGAAACTTCTGTTGGATCAATACTACTACTATGTTTGAAATCTAAATAATCAATGGTTCTGAATTGAGACGTAACATTGTTGTTATCAGAAGCAACGACCATCCCTGTTTCTATTGCAAATGAATAAGAATAATCTGGTACATTATTTGTACCACTACCGATGGCAGGTACTAATTGAAATACATCGAGCTTAACATTTGAAGCTATTTTTGTTTTTGGTTTATAACCAAGTGACTGGGCTATATTTAAAATATTTTGGCGCTCAGTTGATTGTAGTATCAAAGATTCTTGAAGAGTAACATCAGTGTAGTAAGATAATACATCTCCAACATATGCGGCCATTTCCAAAAACATCATACCAGGAGATGATTCGTTAAAATCTTGATATGTGTCTGGAAAGTAGTTCTTGGCAAAGTCTATGAGATTTTGCTTTAATGATGGAAAGTCCCTTGAAAGGTAACGTATATCTTTTTTAACTAAATCAGCCATTATAAACTGCCTCGTCAATGGTCAAATTGCCTGTATCTGATATAAATATCTGAATTGGTAAATATATGTTAGTTCCAACTATCTGTAATTCTAATTTAACTCCTACCGCATGATTTGGATTATCAACTCGACCGTCGGATGTCATATTCAAATTTACTTCTAAATTTTTGACACTAAGATACGGCAACCAAGTATTTATGGCGGAAATAATCTCACCACGAATACGCTCCGCAAAAGCATCTTCACTAGATATATTTTCAAACAATATAAACCGTAATTCTGTTCCAAAATCCGGTTGCATATATCGTTCACCCTTGGCAGTAAGTAATAAATTTTTTACATTTGAAAAAACCTGAACTCTATTTGTGTAACTTTGAAAGAATACACCATTTGGGTTATTAAATGGTATAGTTACACCTATTGGTTTTGTATACGGGTTTATTGATGAACTAGGTTCATTTATAACGATTGTTTTTCTTCTGTAAATAGCCAATTATTAACTCCCTGTTTTCTCATTAATTTTCGCCATTAGGGCGGAGTAATCTCTTGTCAAAGCTTTAACAACTTCGGGTGCGACATCAGAAGAGTTTATTCCAGATGGAATTGCACTATGTGGTTGAGCGAATGCATTCACATCATTGGATGTAAATTTAAATTCGTTTTCCGTGTACGAACTTTCTTCCAAAGTTCTTCTCGTTTCATTTAATATATCTTGAACGCTTGAAAAGTTTCCACTTGGTTGTGATTTCTTTTTTGAAATTGGTTTTTGTACCTCCTCATACATTTTCATACCATGTTGTATAGTTTCATTTGTTGATTTTTTTGTTGATTCATTCTGTTGTCTTTTTAAAGCGTACTCTATTTCTTCTCTAATAATAGAACGAATTTCTTTAAGAAAGTTTTTTGTATCCATTGTCTAAATCCTTACTGTTTCAATATGTTATAAAAATAATTTGCCCATTTATGTCTAAGTTGGTATCCACCAGATATTCCACGAACAATTTCTGTTAATCGTTTTGAAGTTGTTGGGCTAACATTATTAACCAAAAGTTTTTTATTTTTTCTAAAATATTCCAATGAAGTAATCACTGCCCATATTGGATCTTTTGGATTTGAAGTTATATCTGGAAATATTGTAAAGTGTCCTTCCTCTACCATTCTTGGTTTTGAACCAGGTGGATCATTTGATGGATCAGAACCTTTAACTATTGGTCTAAAGTCATCATATCCTGTTAATGATTTTATCTTTGGAACATTACCAGATTCGTCATATCCAGCAAATTTTTCATCAAATTCAAGATACTTAGTCTTGCCAGTACTCTGTATCAACCCATGTCCTCTATAAGTATATCCTTCTGGGGTACCTTTGTTACCATCTAGTGCCGGTGATATTTTTCCAACCGTGTTTCCATTTTTTGCACCATAAATAACATCTGCCCATCCACCTAATTTAGATGAACCTTTTGATGCAAGCTCATTGGCTCGTCTACGACTACCACCAATACTTTTAAAAAAATTATCGAATATGTTTTGTGATGTATATCCCATTCCTTCTGATTTGGGGAAGAGACCGGATTCCGCCATACACTGACCCATAAAATTAGCAAGTCGTTCTGGTGTGTTTATATTATACGGG